GCGTTCCAGCACCGGCAGGAGGTGCGCCGCCTTGATCTGCTTGACCTGGCATTAATTGAGCGTTCGTCGCCATTTTGTTTCCTTTGTGCTTCAGCCGGTCACCCGAATGGATGACCGGCTGAAATGTTGCTGTTAAGCCTTAACGGCGCTCTTCTTGCCAACATGCTTCTGGCCACGATCCTTGCGGCCCTTCTTCAAATGAGTGGCCTTCACAACAGCGCTGATCTTGCGATGCTTCATGGTGTCCCTCCTTGATGGTTTCAACGCAAAACGCAAATGGCCCAAGCCATTTGCTGGGCTTGAGCCATTGCTTCTTCCCCAAGGAGGGGGGGCATGTCGCTCTAAATCTTTTTTAGCTATAGGCCGTATCCATTTTCGTGTCAAGGGCTATTTTTTTTGGACGGCCTAAAAAATTACAATTCTTTTTCTCCAACCCCTAGCAATTCGCGGATTTCGCTTGCTTTGTTTTCAGGAATCTTTGTTCTCTGCTCAACGTTTACGCCTTGAACAGATCCGTGGTTGTATTGCACCACCATCTTGCCGTTTGTTTTGGTTGCCTTCATCAAAGCATCCACCTGCTGTACATCCGCAGGCAGTTCCACACTCACCTCTGTGAGGTAGTAATCCCGTTGCACCTTAATCCCAACAGCCATGTCCTTTTCCTCCCGGAAACAAAGTCTAACTTTCGGTTACGGTTGTTCTCGGTTCTCCGCCTTTTGCGCCCTTCTGTTTGATTTTCGGTCCCTTTTGACCGCTGGGTGGACGACCACCAGCTTTTGCACTTCCCTTGCCTCCGCCCCCTTCTTTCCCAGGCGGTTGCAAACCCAACTGCTTCATAAACTGCTGAGCCACGGCCATAGCCACAATCTTCAGCTTTTCGGATTCAACTTCTTCGTTGAACCATTTCTCCCGTTCTGTGTTTCCTGGCGCTTCTCCATAATTCGGAACGTCCAGCTTCTTCATTACCGTCGCCCATGAAATTGGAGCATTGCCACGCTTCAATTGCAGATACTTCAATTGTTCTTGCATCTGCGTAATGCGTAACAAGGTACTCGGCACCGAAACCAACCGAATCTGTCTGGCAAACCACCGCGCCCGAGTCAGTTGGTCATAACGCGATGGCGTTTCTGGGAAATTTCCACCAATCATTTCGTCTGGCAAGTGACTGGGAACCAAATCATCTGGATTAAAGTCGAAAATCTCCCGTGCAATGTTGTCCGGGCCAACATATTCCATAATTCTTCTGACGTTAAACCATTGAAGAATCAAAAACTTCATTCGATAACCAACCGCTTTGTTCATCTTTTCGATGCGGGCAGCTATTCCCTTGGCAACTGGACCGATTGATTCAATCATCTTGTCAGCGGCTTCGCTGGACACATTCATCTTCATCATCTGAAGATTGCCCAAATCCACTAGGCCCAATTGCTGTTGGAGACAATCTTTTAGATACTTCAAGAACGTAAAATGATCGCCAGTCACCCGAACGCTATCAGGCAAGACAGAATGCAGAACGTCATTTGGCTTTCCATCTACGCCCAATCGAACATCTTCTTCAAAGATGTCAAAATGCTCAATTTTGGGACCGCCAGTTTCCGTATGGTTGTATCCCAGAGGCGGATTGAGGGTAACGGTTATTACTTGGTCAATCTTGCGTTCAATTTTGCGTTTGGTTGTTTCGATTGAGGCCACATCGCCTACCAAGGATCTGCCCATTGGTTCCCAAGCCCAATCATTGGTAGTCAATTGAATGACTGGAATTTTTCCGTCCCAATCAAAAGTAGGACCGTCATACATCGGTCGATCTAATCCCGCCGAGGTGATGATGAGTCGCAGATTGGGATAAACACGGCAGTCTTCCGCCATAGCCGGTCGCATATATGGCTGGCCATTGCGCATTCCGCCAAATATCGCTTGTCCCAAATAGGGAACTTTGTAAAACCAGCTTGTGCCAATGTCACCCATCGGCAATTCATACCCAGTTGTATTGATGCGCAGATCACGGATAAACGTGTAACGGATTTCGGTATAGAGATTGCCAAAACTGCGTCCCTGGTCTCCGTATCTGTACCGTTCCGCGTAATCAAGCCGCCGCGCTTGAACCTTGGTTTTATAGCTGCGCGGTCCAACTGTCTGCAATTGTCCTTGGAAGAGCGGAAAGCGCCCGTGAGCCTCAGCAATTGGCATGTAGTCATAAACCGTTACTGCGTAGGCATCCTGCACATCATTGCTTCGGGGAATCTGCACTGGGATCACATCCAGCATTCCCAAAGCATCAAAAACCATTCTCCGTTCGCCGTATCCGTATTCGTCGGCGCGCACTTTCGGCCAGATGTATCCAATGCCCATTACCGCGGCATATTGCAAGACCTTGAGAATTTGCGAAGGAAAGTCGCTTTCCAAATAAACGCACTTTGCTACCTTGGTAAGCATCTCTGCAATCTGTTTATATGCAGGAATATCCGAACCATAACCAGCAATTTCACGCACTTCGGCCAAGGTATCGCAAAATTTGCGAATGTCATATTTCAGTTCGTTTGTGACGAGCGTAGATTTGGATTTATCGCGGAATATGGCATCAAAGACACGAAGATTGGTGCTCAGATTCTTGTAGCAGCTTTGGCCCTCCAAAAAGCCTTCGCCCTCTTGAATCTGTTCCTCAACCCAGCTAATTTTTACGCCGGGTGAACTCTCAAACCTCGGCACCTGCCAATTGACAGTTTCGAGTTCCACACATAATCCATTTCCCCTCGGTAGGACACGCCCTCTATTCAAGTGAATAAAGAGGCAATTTGGTCCATGGGCGCATCGTAGTGCATAACCAGTTTGCCGTCTAGCCCAATTTGCAAGACGGCAATATTCTGGGCTTTAAAGATCAGCCTCTGCCCTTTTCATACGCTTCGCTGTGTAAGTAGCTCTCCCGCTTGACTTTGGTTTTATCTGGTCGTTGCGAATAGAGTTCTAAATGTCGGCGCAAAAACTCCCGGTTTATGTTGTTTCGGGCATTCGCCATTAAATGATGAATGTGGCTACGTAATTCCGCCCGCATCGGGCCTTCAATCATCTCCCGTTGTTCATCTTCCATCTCTGCTTTAACTGTTTCCCAGCGGCGCATTCTTTCCGACCACGTTTCCGCTTCTTGCGCTGTTTTGCACACAATCTTTTCAAATCCAGGGATTGCCGGATATTCCTCCGGCAATCCCATGCGGATTTCTCCGGTTGTACCGTTGTACCAAAAGACAACGCCTCTGCTTAGCATTTTTGTTTCCCCCAAAATTGCTTGTAAAACTTCTACCAATCTCCCAAATCAACTTTGTTCCAACTGCAGGTTGCTTTGCTCAATGGCGGATTCTTCTCCGCCGGCAGCGCATACCGTTTCTGCGCTCTTTCGGCCAAAATGTCAAAATCGTGTGCTGTAAAGAAGGACTGTGCGGCCGCGCGCACTCGATCATCATGTTGGCCAGCACGGTGTTCCATCTTTGAAATGCGCCCCGCTGCTGCGTGCCGTTCCAAGGTTTTCAATTCTTCAATCAACCACCGGGAAGCCGGTCGATACCATCCGCCATTGACTGCCTCTGTAAACCGCGTCATCAGAATTGGTACGCTCCAGACGTTGGAAAACCATCCTTCTTTCTTTCCAGAATCGTCTCTCAGTTTCTTGCTGTCATACCGTCTAGGCTTGTGATGGTAGTGAAAGCCCATTAGCTTCAACTGGTGCTGACAGGTATCGCCAGGTCTTCCAATTTGTTCTACACAGAATTTCACGCCAAGCGGATTTCTGGTTTGCTTTCCGTACCAAGCAGCTACACAAGCAGCAAAACCGACTATTTGGGCCGAGTTTATCCTATTAGAAACGAATTCCGCAGTCTGATAATCAAACTCATCTCCAAAACGATTGCGCGTTACGCTCAGACACGTACGATCTTCATCCTCTTTGCCCAGTCCATCTGCGGTATCAATCCCGCAACTGTAATCGTATCCTGCTTTTGGCTCTTCAAAGACCAACAATTTATCAAAGGTGTCCATTTCATTTTCTTCATCCACGTCCTTTAGCGGCACAAGAATCCAATTAAACCTCTGTCCACGATTTGATTCCCAATCTACGCGAATATGCGCTTTATCCCAGTCAATGATTGAATCGTCAGGCTCAAAGCC